GCTTCGGGGGGATGCAGAAATAATTTTTCATCATTTCCAAACTAAAGTAGATTGATGAATCTAGATTTAGCCACAATAACGAAACGGCTAGACACACTGACGCCTGATGTCCAAAAAGAAGTTCTCATTCTTTTGGAGGAGTTATCAGATGCTAAAACTAGGACTGTTGCAAATGTAGATTTTCTTGCCTTTGTAAAAGAAGTATGGCCTGCTTTTATTGAGGGGGATCATCATAGAATCATGGCTGATGCGTTTAATAGAATCGCAGAAGGGAGCCTCAAAAGACTTATAATAAATATGCCACCACGACATACTAAGTCAGAATTTGCTTCTCATCTTTTTCCAGCATGGTACCTTGGAAGGTTTCCTGATAAAAAAGTAATTCAGACTGCACATACTGCGGAGCTTGCAGTAGGCTTTGGTCGTAAAGTGCGTAACCTTGTTGGATCAGAAGACTACCAAAAGATATTTAAAGATGTTTCTTTGAGTACTGACTCGAAAGCTGCAGGTAGGTGGAGTACCAATAAAAATGGTGACTACTTCGCTATTGGTGTAGGTGGTGCTGTAACGGGTAAGGGTGCAGATATTTTGATTGTCGATGACCCACATTCAGAGCAGGAAGCCGCATTAAACGATCCTTCGGTATATGATAAAACATATGAGTGGTATACATCTGGTCCCCGTCAGAGACTTCAGCCTGGGGGTGCAATATGTCTTGTGATGACACGTTGGTCGAAAAAAGATTTAACGGGAAGCATTATTAAGGCGTCTGTACAAAGGGGTGGGGATGAATGGGAAGTAATAGAGTTCCCCGCAATACTTCCAAGTGGCAAGTCATTGTGGCCAGGATTTTGGCCTATAGAGCAATTGGAATCACTAAAGGCAGAACTGCCTATTGGTAAATGGAGTGCTCAGTACCAGCAAGACCCTTCGTCCGAAGAAGGTGCCATCATCAAAAGGGAGTGGTGGAAAGAGTGGACAAAGAAAAGTCCACCGGCTTGTGATTTTATTATTCAATCTTGGGATACTGCATTTCTTGCAAAAGAGACTGCCGACTATAGTGCATGTACTACGTGGGGTGTATTTACAGATCAAGATAATGTATCTAATATTATTTTAATAGATGCACTCCAAGAAAGATTAGAGTTCCCTGATCTAAAGGCACGTGCCTACGAAATGTATAAAGAGTATAAGCCAGATGCTTTCATCGTGGAAGCAAAAGCTGCAGGAACACCATTGATTTTTGAACTACGTAGAATGGGTATACCCGTGGGGGAATACGTTCCCAGCAGAGGAAGAGATAAGATTGCGAGAGTAAATGCGATTTCAGATTTATTTTCTTCTGGTCATGTTTGGGCACCAAAGACAAGATGGGCAGACTTGGTCGTAGAAGAATTTGCAGCATTTCCAACTGGCGATCACGATGACCTGGTAGACTCTTCTACACAAGCTTTATTGAGATTTCGTCAGGGTGGATTTATAAGAATAGAAAGCGACGAAGAGGAAGAAGAACTTCTTCTTAACAGAAAGGCAGATTATTATTAATGGTTGACTCTAGAGTTATATTTTCTCATTGTGTATGTTATACAATAATGAAGAGGAATAGCCTGTGGCGATAGACAAAGCAATTGAACCTATTATTAGTGAGTTTGAGCAATTGGGCGTAAGCCCTGAAGAAATTGCTCAAGAGGTAATGCTTGCAGAACAAGCAGCTGATGGTGAGTCCATGTTGACTGATATGGACGACGGTGGGATGATGGTTGACTTTGATCCCATGGCTGACCTTGGAATGGACGAAGAAGATTCATTCGACTCGAATCTCGCTGACTTTCTTGATGAAGGTGAATTACAGCATCTTGGATTAGAACTTGTTGGAAAATTTAATTCTGATAAAAATAGCAGGGGTGACTGGGAAAAAACCTACAAACAAGGGTTGGACCAGTTGGGTCTGGAGATTGAAGAGCGTACAACTCCATGGGCTGGAGCATGTGGCGTATTTCATCCAATGCTTTCTGAAGCGGTAGTTCGGTTTCAGGCTCAGACTATTCAAGAAATTATGCCAGCACAGGGTCCAGTCAAAACTCATATCTGGGGCAAGGCTACCCCTGAAAGAGAACAACAGGCAAAGCGTGTTCAAGAATATTTAAACTACCAGCTTATTGAGGTAATGACTGAGTACCGTTCAGAAACCGAAAAGTTGCTGTTTAGTCTACCATTAGCTGGTTCTGCATTTCGTAAGATTTACTTTGATCCTTCGTTGGGCAGACCTACTTCTATGTTCGTTCCTGCTGAGGACTTTGTAGTTGCATACAATGAGGGAGAGTTACAACATGCAGAACGATATACCCACGTAATGAATCGTAGTACTAATCAGATTAAAAAATTACAAGTTAGTGGCTTTTATCGGGATGTAGAACTAACGCCCTCCAATATAGAAAACAATTCTATCACAGATAAATACAATGAAATTGGAGGCGTCCGTCCGTCTTACGAAAAGGATGAGCGACACCAACTTCTGGAAATGCATGTAGATATAGATTTACCTGGATATGAGGACGAAGATGGAGTTGCGTTGCCATACGTAGTTACGATTGACAAAGGCAGCAACACCGTTCTTTCCGTTTATAGGAATTGGTCTGAGGACGATCCTAATAGAATCAAAAAACAACATTTCGTTCATTATGGATACGTACCTGGAATTGGATTTTATAACCTTGGCTTGATCCATATGATTGGTGGGCTGGCAAAATCTGCGACTAGCTTACTACGACAACTTGTCGATGCAGGAACATTGTCCAACTTACCAGGAGGCTTGAAAACTCGTGGACTCAGAATCAAAGGCGACGACACCCCCATCATGCCAGGAGAGTTCAGGGACGTGGATGTCCCTGGTGGTGCTATTCGTGACAACATCACCTTCCTTCCTTATAAAGAACCTAGCGGGGTTTTATACCAACTGTTAGGTAACATTGTTGAGGAAGGTAGACGCTTTGCGTCGATGGCAGATATCAAGATAGGAGACATGAATCAAGATGCTCCAGTCGGAACTACGCTTGCGATTATGGAGCGGGCAATGAAAGTGCAGTCTGCTATACAGGCAAGGATACATGCCAGCCTAAAACAGGAATATAAAATTCTCGCTAGGATCGTCGCTGACTATACAGAACCTGACTATCCATACGAAACAGACGAAGGCGAAGGAATCAAACTAGAAGACTTTGATGATCGCATAGATATAGTGCCAGTGTCTGATCCTAATGCATCTACCATGGCCCAGAGAATTATGCAGTATCAAGCCGCACTACAACTAGCTGCACAGGCTCCAAATTTATATGACATGCCCTTGCTTCATCGCCAAATGATGGATCTTATAGGTATACCAAACTCTGATAAGGTTGTTCCGAATCAGGAAGAAGTTCCCCCTAAAGATCCTGTTACGGAAAATCAAGATATGCTTACCATGGCTCCCGTTAAGGTATATGAATACCAGGACCACGAAGCACATATGCGTGTTCACATGGCACTTAAGAATGATCCGCAACTTGCACAGGAGGTTCAGAATAGTCCTGCGGGTGGTGCTGTGAGTGGTGCGTTGGATGCACATGTAAGAGAACACTTAGCATTTATATTCCGTAGAGAGATAGAACAAGAGCTTGGAGCACCATTGCCTCCGCTTGGAGAGCCACTACCTACAAATATAGAAAGACAGCTTAGTGTGATGGTGGCAGATGCTGCAGATCAGATGATGGGCAAGAAACAGCAACAGGCCCAGGCTGAAGAAATGGCTGCACAGCAGGAAGATCCAATTGTTAAACAGAGGGATCGTGAACTTGGTATCCGTGAAATGGATGTGCAAAGAAAACAGCAGGCCGATCAAGCGAGGCAACAGTTGGATGCCGCCAAACTTGATCTTGCAAGAGAAAAAGCTACGGCAGATCTTTCTATGGATGAAAAAGAGTTGGCCGCTAAGGTTAATGCCGATCAACAGAAACTTGTGGCAGAGTTAGAAATGTTTGAGGCTGAGCAAGAGGCCGAAGGGTATAAGGTTGGGCTTGACACGGACAAATTTATTGCCCAAGCAGAACAAAAAGATAGAGAAAGGAGGCGTAAGGATGAATGAGAACGTGTTATCTTTACTTAAAAAAAAGATTAGAAGCCAAATGAATGAAGTTGCCGATCATTTAGCTGTAGGTTCTGCATCAAACATGGAAGAGTACCGCAAAATGTGTGGAATTATAGAAGGTTTGGCATGGACAGAGCGTGAAATTATTGATTTAGAGGAAAAATTAATTAATATGTAACATTAAAATGAAAGCACACCTAAAAAAGTAAACCTTCTAACTAGAAGAGCAACGTCCGCAAGGATGCCACAATTAAACGAGAGGCAATTATGTCTACACTCGCAAAAGAAATAGACAATCCTGTTATTGATATAGAAGATATTACATTTAAAGACGTTGATGACCCAGCACCCTCTGCATCACAGCTACCTAAGCCTTCGGGTTACAAATTATTGATTGCACTTCCTGAAATTGACGAAAGAACGGAAGGTGGCATCATAAAATCAGATAAATTCCAGCATGAAGAGTCAATTTCTACTGTTGTCGGGTTTGTATTGGGGGTTGGACCCGATGCATACGCCAATTTTCCTAGATTTCCTACTGGTCCTTACTGCAAGGAGGGCGATTGGGTGATATTCAGGGCGTTTAGTGGCACAAGAATCAAGATTCATGGTAAGGAATTTCGTTTAATCAATGATGATACTGTAGAGGCGGTTGTAGAAGACCCCAGAGGCGTAGAAAGGGCTTAATATGAGTGAAGAAACTGGAAGAATAAGCGAAGAAGACAAGTTTTTGGGTGTAAGGACGACAATTGAGCTGCCACAACCCGAATCATCCGAAGAAGTTAGTATTGAGGTAGTTGATGACCGATCAGAGGAGGATCAGCAGTTTGCATCCCCCTCAGATGACTCTGATGAGCTTACTGAGTACGGAAGTAAGGTGCAAAAACGTATCAATAAGCTAAAAAAAGAATATCACGAGGAACGTAGGTCGAAAGAGTCAGCAGAAAAGCTGTCTAATGAAGCTGTCAACTATACACAGTCACTTCAGGTAGAAAACCAAAGATTAGTACAATTAGTACAAAATTCCCAGACTGCATTGACACAACAGGCCCAACATCGGGCAGATAACCAACTTTTGCTTGCTGAAAAGAACTTTAAAGAGGCACATGGATCAGGAGATGCCGATAATATAGCTGAAGCACAGAAAAATCTAACAAATGCACAGCTTGCCCAGGCATATGCACCTTCGGTGTCTAAGAAAGTCATAGAGAATTGGAAGCAGGATGTAGCGGCCCAGCAACAAGAGGCTCAGCAACAACTTCCATACGAAGAAGAACCAATTCCGATCCCAGAGCCTGATCCCAAGGCGGCGGACTGGCAGTCGAGTAATGAATGGTTTGGATCGGATAAAGAGATGACTAGTTTTGCTTATGGCGTACATGAGAGACTTGTAGGAGAAGGTGTTGACCCAGACACCGATGAGTATTATAAATTAATTGATAAACGTATGAAAGAAGTTTTTCCTACGCACTTCGGTGGAGACAGTATTACTGTTAACACTGCATCTACTCGTAGAAGAGCAAACCCTGTAGTTGCTCCTGCTTCTAGAAATAGTGGTGGAGCGATTCAGAATAAGGTAAAGTTGACACATACACAGGTACGACTCGCAAAACGCCTGGGCTTAACACCACAACAATATGCAACACAACTGATGAAGGAGATGGTATAATGGCTAAAAAGCGTGATTCCAGGAAACCTAGAGAGCTAGAGACTCGTGAAACCGAGGTTCGTAGTAAAGCTTGGGAACCTGCATCAATTCTGCCAGACCCTATACCACAAGATGGTTGGGTCTTCAGGTGGATACGAACATCAATGGTCGGCAGTCCGGATAATACCAATGTTTCCAAGAGACTTAGGGAAGGTTGGGAACCTGTTCGCAATGAAGACCACCCCGAACTTCAGATTATGAGTGATCATAAATCAGAGTGGGGAGAAAAAGGAAACATTGAGGTTGGTGGACTTTTGCTCTGCAAGGCACCTGAAGAGGTGGTACAGCAAAGGCGTGATTACTACAAGAAACACGCTGATTCACAGATGCAAGCCGTTGACAACAATTACATGCGTGAGAACGATCCTCGGATGCCAGTTCTCGCACCTGATAGAAAGACTCGTGTAGCATTTGGTGGCGGTGGTCGCTAATGTTACAAAATTTTAATAATTAAATAAGGTAATAAATTATGGCTAGTCTTACGGATGGAGCATCACCGTATGGAGCCAGACCCATTGGTACATTGAGTGCCTCAGGTTCCTATACAGGGAAAGTGAGGCAAATACCAATTACTAGTGGATATTCTGAGAACATATTTAATGGTGACTTTGTCAAAATTCATACAGATGGTACTATTGTGGCTACTGATACAGCAGATGGAGCCAAGACCGCATGTATTACATGTGGTATCTTTATGGGTTGTTCCTACAGTAAAACAGGTGAAGGAAAAACATTCGCACAGATGTGGACCGAAGATACAGTGGCCACCGATGCGATGGCCTATGTATTGGACGATCCTTGGGTTGTATTCCAAATGCAAGGTACTACAGTAATGAACAACGCTGATCGTAATCTGAATGCAGGTTACACATTTACTGGTGGATCAACCAGCCTTGGTAAATCAAAGAGTTCTTTAACTGGTGGGTCGCCAGTCGTAACGGCAACATTTCCTCTTAGGATTCTTGATTTTGTGAGTGGCCCTCACAGTTTAGCTCCAGTAGGAACGACCAATAGTGATGCTTATCCCGAAGTCTTGGTTAAATTTAACCATCCTTCGTCGGCAAGTGTCTGCATTCATCAATATTTGAACGCTACTGGCGTATAGGAGAAACTGACTTATGGCTATATCAAGAGCACAACTGCTCAAAGAACTATTGCCTGGACTGAATGCTCTCTTTGGAATGGAGTATGCACGTTATGATGACGAGCATTCTGCACTCTATGAGACTGAAAGTTCAGATAGGTCCTTTGAGGAAGAAGTAAAGCTTTCGGGCTTCGACGCTGCACCTGTCAAGGATGAAGGTTCGGCAATCTCTTACGACGCTGCACAGGAGAGCTTCACGGCTCGCTACAACCATGAGACTATCGCCATGGGCTTCGCTATTACAGAAGAAGCTATGGAAGATAATCTCTATGATTCCCTGTCGGCTCGTTATACTAAAGCCTTGGCTCGTGCCATGGCTCACACCAAACAAGTCAAATCAGTAGTTCCGCTTAATACTGGCTTTGATGCTTATCAGTCTGGCGAT